GCTACGCCCGCGCTCCGGCACGTGCCCGGGTGCGCGGACCGGCGTGGGCGCGGGGTTCCTTGGCCCTCCCCCCACCCCAAAAAAGTTTTTGAGGGATCCAGGGCAGACCGCGAGCCCTCTCGTCTGTGAGAAATAGTCCCCCATGGGGTACCAGGGGAGGGGAGGTGGCGGCGGTGCCGTCGGCAGTGAAGAACAGCGCGAATATGGCCAAGCACCTGACCCAGGCGGAGCTGGAGGCCCGGCGTCAGGCAGAGGAGGAGGTCCTGCCCCAGCGGCAGAAGGCGAAGCTGAAAAAGCCGGGGTTCATCTCCGGCAGCCGGCAGGCCAACGCCTACTGGAACCAAATCCTAAAGCGCATGGAGGGCTTGGCCCTGCTGGACGACCTGGACAGCGAGATGCTGGCGGGCTACTGCTCCATGCTGGCCCGCAGGGACCAGACGATCACGCTTATCAGTCAGCTCATGGACCGGCTGGGCGTGGCGGGGGCGGTGGACGCCGGGAAGGCCCGGAAGAAAAAGCCCTCTGCCATGACGGACGGGGAGTGGGAGGACTCCGCCGCGCCGGATATGACTCCGGATGAGCTCATCGAGGCGGTGTCCAAGTTGGACACATTGACCGGCAAGCTCCAGGCCCTGGAGCGGAACCTGCTCCAGTACGCGGAGAAGCTGGGCCTGACGCCCACGGGGCGGGTACGATTGGCGCAGAAGCGGGCCCAGGCCGCCGCGCCGGAGCCGGACGGCGATCTGTTTGGAGACTAAAGGGGGTGATTGGATGGAAATGACCACACGGATGGAACTGCGCCCGGTGTCGGAGCTCATCCCATACGCCCGCAATGCCCGGGAGCACAGCGAGGTCCAGATCCGTCAGCTCAGGTCCAGTCTGCGGGAGTTCGGTTTTGTCGCGCCGCTGCTGATCGATGCCCAAGGGAATATCCTGGCGGGCCACGGACGCCTGGCCGCAGCGGAGGCAGAGGGCCTGGAGCGGGTGCCGTGCGTACTGGTGGAGCATCTGACGGCCACACAGCGCCGGGCCTACATCCTGGCGGACAACCGGCTGGCAGAGCAGGCAAGCTGGGATGCAGAACTGGTGAGCCTGGAGCTCCAGGAGCTGCGGGACGCCGGGTTTGAGCTGGACCTGACGGGCTTCGACGCTTCCGACATCCTCCTGGAGGACCCGCCGGAGGCCGGGGAGGACGGCTATGTGCCGGAGCTGCCGGAGGAGCCCCGCAGCAAGCAGGGGGAGGTGTACCAGATGGGCCGTCACCGCCTGATGTGCGGCGATGCCACCAGAGCGGAGGATGTGGCCAGACTGATGGGCGGTGTTCGGGCCCAGCTGCTGCTGACGGACCCGCCCTATAACGTGGACTACACCGGATACACCAGCCGCCGCATGAAGATGAAAAACGACGCGCTGGGCGGGGACGCCTATGAGGCATTCCTCCGGAAGGCGCTGAAAAATGGCGCGGCAGCTCTGGAGCCGGGGGCCTCCTTCTACCTGTGGCACGGGGACGGGGCTGTGGGCCTGCCAGTGCGCAGCGCCTGCCGGGATGCGGGATTGCCGGTCCGCCAGTGCCTCATTTGGGTCAAGCAGAGCGCCACCCTGGGGCGGCAGGACTACCAGTGGCGGCACGAGCCCTGTCTCCACGGGCAGGCCGAGCCGGAGGCGCTGGACTGCGGCGATACCTGGGACAGCCACGAGGCGTGCCTCTACGGCTGGAAGGACGGCAAATCTCACCTGTGGTGCTCTGACCGGAAGCAAAGCACGGTCCTGGAGTTCGACCGGCCTCTGCGCAATGAGGAGCACCCCACCATGAAGCCGGTGAAGCTCTTTGCCTACCTGATTGCCAATTCCACTCTGCCCGGCGCGGCGGTGCTGGACCTGTTCGCGGGCAGCGGTACCACAGCCATCGCCTGTGAGCAGCTGGGCCGCACGGCCTACCTGATGGAGTTGGACCCCCGCTTTGCAGATGTCATCATTGACCGCTGGGAAAAGGCGTCCGGGGAGAAGGCGGTGCTGCTCCATGCCCCGTAAGCGCCAGCCGGTGGCGGCGCTCCGGGCAAGCGGCAGCCGCCACTACTCCAAAGCCCAATTGGAGGAGCGGGAGGCCCGGGAAGTGAAAGCGCCCCCGGCAGCTTCTATGGACCCGCCGGACTATCTCCCGGCGTCTCTGGCGAAGAAATTCCGCGCTCTGGCCCCGGTCCTCATCCGCATGGGCGTCCTGACCTCTCTGGACGGCGATGGATTAGCCCGGTACCTCATTGCGGAGCACAACTACCTCCGCGCCACGAAGCATCTCTTTGAAGCTCTTGCCGCCGGAACGACGGCGGAGGCGGACAAGTGGTCCTCCATCCAGGACCGCTTCTTCCGGCAGTGCCGGTCCGCCGGAGCGGACCTGGGCCTGACTGTCTCGGGGCGGTGCAGTCTGGAACTGCCGCCCAGTCAGGTGGAGGAGGCGTCCAGAGAGGAGGCGGAGCTCTTTGGCGACTAAACGGACCCGCTGGCAGAGCGGCCTGCACCACCCGGTGTCGGTCTACGCCAAGCAGGTGACGGCGGGGAAACTGCGGGAGATGTGCTGTGAGTATGAGGTCCTGGCCTGCCGCCGCCACCTGGAGGACCTGAAACGGCAGGGGACGGACGGCTTCCCCTATGTCTTCGACACCACCCGGGCGGACCGGATCATCCGCTGGTTCTCTCAGTGCATCCAGGTCCGGGGGGTCTACGCCGGTCAGCCCATCGAGCCCCAGCCCTGGCAGGTCTTTGACCAGGGATGCCTATACGGCTGGGTCCACCGGGACACCGGGGCCCGGCGGTTCAACCGGAGCTACTGCAAACGGGGCCGGGGCAACGTCAAGAGCACGGAGGTCAGCTGCAAGTGCCTCTACCACATGTGCGGCGACGCTATCTACCCGCCCTACCGCCCGGAGCTGGCCAAGTTCGAGCTGGAGCCGGAGGTGGAGTGCGCGGCGGTGGACCGGGGGCAGGCCATGCGGGTGTTCGGGGACGCGAAGAAGATTGCCAATGCCTCGCCCAACATCGCCAAGCGCCTGGTGATCCCCCGGTCCAATCCGGTGGTCCACCGGACCCGGGGCGGGTTCATGCGGGCGCTGAGCAAGGACACCAAGAATAAGGACTCCGGCGCGCCCAGCTACTTCGAGGTGGACGAGTACCACGCCCACCTGAATTCGGAGATTTACGACCTGGGCAAGGACTCCTTTGGCAAGCGGGCCCAGTCCCTGCTGGATGTCATCACCACCGCCGGGGACGGTGCGGAGTCGAAACCCTGCTTCCGGGAGGAGCAGTATGCCAAGCAGGTCCTCCGGGGGGAGGTGGCAGACGAGCGCTATTTCGCGATGATCCGGGAGCTCCCGCTGGACGCCAACCCCCACGACAAACGGACGTGGCTCCTGCCCAATCCGGTCCTGCGCTACCCCAACGAGTACAGCGCGGTCCTGCTGGGGGAGATCGAGAGCGAGTATACCGCCGCATACGGCTCCAAGGACCCGGCGAAGCTGAGCAAATTCCTCACCCGCCGGATGTGCCAATGGCAGGTGGAGAGCGTCAACAGCTACCTGGACGCCCGGCTCATGGAGCTTGCCCGGCAGGCCCAGGTGTCCCGGGAGGCATTCGCCGCCCTGACGGACGGCCTCCACTGCCACTGCGGCTTTGACCTGGGCAAGCGGATTGACCTCTCCGGCGCGGGAGCGGTGTTCCCTCTGCCGGACGGGCGGATCGGCATCAAGGCCCACGGTTTTTTGCCGGAAAACGGCGCGCTGCGCCACGAGCAGACGGACCGGGTGCCCTACAAGGCGTGGGCCCAGGGCGGGCACTGCACCCTGACGCCCGGTGACGTGACGGACAACGGCTATGTCTACAACTGGATCAGCGCCGGGGAGCGCTGCCACGGCTGGAAGGTGGACGAGGTGGACTATGACGGCCACAACGCCACGGACCTGGCCATTCGGATGTGCGAGGAGCGCAACAATCCGGACTTCTGCGTGGAGATCTCCCAGACCTGCGCGGGGCAGAACCTGGCGGTGAAGGGATTCCGGGAGCTGCTGCTCCAGGGGAGGATCGTGCTGGAGGAGAATCCGCTGCTGCTCTGGTGCCTGGGCAACGCCATCGAGGTCCAGAACAACTACGGCGACGTGAAGCTCAACAAGAAGCACAAAGACGACTCCCAGCGTATTGACCCGCTGGCGGCGGTGATGAACGCCCTGGCGAGAGTGCTGGTGGTGAGTAAAAAGCCGGATGTGGCGGACAAGCTCCGCGAGGGTAATTTCTCATTTTGATTTTTCTTCCGGCACAGCGCCGGAGGGGACATAAATTGTGTCCAACTTGGACACGGAAAGGAGCGGCCATGAAAAATCTGATTCGCGGCTTGGCCCGGTACTGCACAGACCTGGTTCTGCTGGGCGGCGCGGTGGCCGTGGCGGTGGGGGCCGGGATGATCTGTCTCCCGGCGGGGCTCATTGCCGGAGGCGTGCTGGCCATCGCCGGTGCGGTGCTCAGCAGTCTGGGAGGCGGTGGGGAGAGGTGAGCGTCAGCAAGGGCCTTGCGGCCCTCGGGCGGCGGAAGTCGGCCTCCCTGAGCCTGGAGAGCTCCAGAGGCTGGTTCCCGGCGGGCACCCGGCGGGAGCTGACGGCGGACGCCGCCATGAAGCTGAGCGCCGTCAGCGCCTGCGTGGAGATCATCTCCAACGCCATTGGGATGCTGCCGGTATTCGTGATGCAGAGCTCCACCAAGCAGCGTCTGGGGGACCACCCCCTGGGCCGGGTGCTCTGGGAGCGGACCAACGAAGCCATGAGCCCCTTTGTCTTCTTCCGCCTCATGGAGTGTCAGCGCCTCCTGCGGGGCAACGCCTGCGCCTGGATTTACCGGAACGGCTACGGGGAGCCGGTGGAGCTCATCCCCCTGCCCCACGGCACCTGTGAGCCGGTGATCGAGCCGGGCACCGGACGGCTCTGGTACTTGGCCACGGAACCCAAGAGCGGGCGTATGTACCGGCTGAGCCCGGCGGACATCCTGCATTTCAAAGCCTACTCCCCGGACGGGGTGACAGGCGTCTCCGTTCTCCACCGGGCACGGGAGACCCTGGAGACCGCCTCCGCCGCCCAGCGGTACGAGCAGGCCCTCTACGAGAACGGCGGCAGGCCCTCCGGCGTACTGAAGGCCTCCACGGACCTGAGCGGGCGTGTGAAGCTCCCGGACGGCACCGAGATCGGCATGAAGGACGCGATCCGCCGGGAGTGGGACAAGATCCACGCCGGGCCGGGGAACGGCTTTCGGACGGCGGTGCTGGACCTGGGGATGGAGTACCAGCCCATCGCCATGAGCAATTCGGACGCCCAGTTCGTGGAGAACAAGGCGGTGACCATCGCGGACATCTCCCGGTTTTTCGGGGTGCCCCTCTACAAACTGGGGGAGGGAAAGCAGAGCTATTCCAGCAACGAGCAGAACAGCATCGAATTCTGCGTGAACACCATCCAGCCCATTGTCACGCAAATGGAGTTTGAGGAGACGGACAAACTCCTGACTCTCAGCGACCGGCGGCGGGGCCTGGAGGTGCGCCACAACATGATGGCCCTCCTCCGGGGCGACACCAACAGCCGGGGGACCTGGTACCGGACCATGCGGGAGATCGGGGCGCTGTCGGTCAACGACATCCTGGCCCTGGAGGATATGCCGCCGGTCCCCGGAGGCGACACCCGGTACAGCAGTCTCAACTACATCCCCCTGGAGGACTTCCGGGAGCTCAGCCGGGCGCGGAACGCCGGGGGACAGAAAGGAGCGAACGAGTAAGTGGAAAACATCACAAAAGGCGCGGTGGTGCTCAAGAGCGCGCCAACAGCGGTGGACATGGGGCTCATCAACG